TGGCAAAAAAAGAAAAGAAGCCAGTCTTGAACTTAGATGATAAAGAGTATATCATAGAGGATATGACTGACGAGCAAAAGATGATGGTAAATCATATAAACGACATTCAGAACAAGCAGAACAGTAATCAGTTTATTGCTGACCAATTGTCTGTTGGTAAAGAAGCGTTTATTAAGATGCTTAGAGAATCATTAAACTCAGAGGAAGAATCAGAGTAATGTTGATTAGGAAAAGTTCTCAGGGTTTTGATTTAAAACTTTATAGGAATACTACTCCGGGTGCTACTCGTACCAAGACATATCCTAATGGTGATGTTGAAACCCTGACTTATCCTAGTAGGTATAAATACTTTTTAGTATTAGATGGTGAAATAGTTAGAAGAAGTGATAGTTGGGATACTATTGAACAATTATATGTTGATGAGTGTGAATCTAGACATGGAGGAGGAACTGGTAGAATGATAGTAGGTAAACATAAATTAGTTAATCATGTAATAACGGAATTAAAATAAGGATACAATATGGCAGATTCAGCTTCAATGAGTTTACAAGCAACTGTATTAAATAGTGTATTTAGAAAAACATTAAGAAATTTAAATTTTAGCGTTGTACCTTCTTCAACTCAGGGATGGGTTATAAAAATAGTTAATGTTACAAATAGTAGTGCAGATTTATTAGGAACTGATTCAGTAGTCCAATCAGCAGGAAAAGCATCTGCAACTGCTTTAGCTACATCAGCAACTTCAGATAAAGTTAAATTTTTATTTATAAAAAATACTGGAACAACAGATGGATCTACCGGAACAAATGAGAGTGTCTATATAGTATTTGATGGTGGAGTTTCAGCTCATAATGCTACTGATGCTTTGGAAGTTCCAGCTGGTATGAGTTTTTACTGTAAACCCGGATGTACAATTGCTAATCTTCATGTTATAAGTGGAGATGCTGATGGAGAAAGTGCTGGAGAAGGAAATGTTCAATGTATTGTAGCTGCTATAGTAGAAGAAGGTTAATAGTAAATGAACGAAAAAATTAATAAATTAGATAATGGAGATTTTAAAGTTGAATACGATAAAAATATTAGTACGAGTTATAATATTCGTGTTTACTATACTTATGTTTAGTAGTTGTAATAATGGATGGTCTGTAGGAAATATAGATATTAATGCAGAAGATTCAATGTACACATTTGTAGAAGTTTTAGATCAAGATTCTACTTCTCACTTTTATTCTGACCACATAAGATTTAATACTGATAATTGGTGTTTTGTTCATAGTAGGTGGGAAATTGTAAGGAAAAAATGAGTGAACAAGTTAAAACAGCTAGAAGCTACCGAGGTACTATTGTCGATGATAACGCTGTTATTTCTATCAATATCAGATGGATATTTCAAGGCATTGCCATTATTGGTGCTTTGGTCTATGGTTACTATAGGGTTGAGACTAGATTGGAAACATTGGAAGATAAGTTGGCTAATGCTGATAAGCAAATTGGGGATTTACTTAGTAAACATATCGTGGAAGAAAGGGCTGAAAGAGCAGAGTTGGCAGAAAAAGTCGCATTCTATGAAAAAGAATTTAACATAAACCCTCTTAGTTGGGGAAAAAGAAAACGAGGTAAGTAATGGATTTTATGGCAGTATATGGAGAAGCAGGTATGATAGGCGTAGTCGGAGCTATGTTTGTTTATCTTGTAATATCATTGTCAAAAAAATCAGATGCTCAACAAGATACATTAAAAAATTTAGAAGTAGAAAATAAAGGTCAATCTGAAAGTATTAATAATATGGAAGGAATGATTATAAAATTAATTAATAGGTGGAATGACTCTGATGCTGTAAGGGATAGGCGATATGAGCAGACTATGGAATCTATAGCAGATTTGGAAAAACAACTTTCAAGGATGGATGGCATTATGTCTAGAATGAATGGAAATGGTAATAGATAATGAAATTGTTAGAAATATATAACGCTCAACAAAACAGAGCAGAAGAAAAAAAAGTAATTGTAGAAATTCCAACTGTTAACTCTTTAATAAAACATTTAGATTTATTATATTCTATTGTTATTAATAATCAAATAAAGCAACAAGAAAAAGATGAAATTCAACAAATATCTTATTTCAATAATGGTCAAGGTTCAAAATCTCAAGCAGATAGTGTAAATTAATGGAAAACAAAGATTATAAAAATGTCTACGCAAGGCACGATGAAAAATTAAAAAATATATATTCAACTTTAAATAGAATAGAAAAACATTTAGCTAAATTAAATGGTTCTGTAGGAAGGCATGAAGTTGAAATAGCAAGAATGCAAGTTTGGGGAGGAGTAGCATTAGTAACTTTTCCTATAATCGTAAGTACAATAATGAGGTTAATGTAATGTTAAAGAAAATGATAGCAGATGAATTATTAGGTGACGCAACTAAAGATGAATTAATTGATGAAATTAATAAAGCAGTTGATATTCCTATTATATCTGAAAAAACAGAAAAAGCTATATTAGAAGCTCTTTGGAAAATTATTAAAAAAGTTCTATTATCTAAACTAGGTGTATAATGGCTGAAAAAAAACAAATAAAAGTAGCAGGTAAAAAAGTAGTATTAAATAAAAAACCTACTAAATCAAGTTCTTCTGATGTAGATAAACATATTAAGTTTTTATATTCAGAATTAACAACACTAAGAGATAAGTTAGAAAAAGTATTAGTAAGGATGGGATTGTAAAATGGCTAAAGGTAAAATGCCAGCAAAAAATAAAAAGAATTTTCGCTCTACTAAATCTGGAGCGGGAATGACAGCTGCTGGTGTTCGTGCTTATAGGAGACTAAATCCGGGTTCTAAATTAAAAACAGCAGTAACTGGTAAAGTAAAACCGGGAAGTAAATCTGCTAAAAGAAGAAAATCCTATTGTAGTAGATCAGAAGGTCAAATGAGAATGCATGGAATAAATTGCAAAAAAACACCTAAGAAAAGAATCTGCGCAGCTAGGAGAAGGTGGAAATGTTAAATGTCTAAAAAAGATGCTTGTTATCATAAAGTAAAAGCTAGATATAAAGTCTGGCCATCAGCATATGCTTCAGGGGCATTAGTTAAATGTCGTAAAGTAGGAGCTGCTAATTGGGGTAACTCAAGTAAAAAAAGGAAAAAGAAATGAACAAAAATGTAAAAGCTCCTAAAGGTTATCATTGGATGAAATCTGGTAGAGGTGTAAAGCTTATGAAAAATCCCAGAGGTGGTTATAAAGCACATAAAGGTGCTAGTTTAACTGCTTCTTTTAAAGTCCAAACAATTCCTCATAGAAAAAAGAAGTAATGGCAAAAGAAGGATTAAAGAAATGGTTTTCTCGCAATCAAGGTAAAGGCTGGGTAGATTGTAAAACAGGAAAACCTTGTGGTAGACGTAAAGGCGAAAAACGAAAAGGATACCCAGCTTGTAGACCTACAATGGCTCAGTGTACTTCTGCAATGAAAAAGAAAACGAGCTCTAAACGAATAAACTGGAAATAGGAATATATTATGTCAAAAACAAAAAGAAAAAAAGGGCCATATAATACAAGGCCAGCAAACTATCGACCTAATTGTGGAGAAGGTAAATTATATGATGCTAAAGCAAAAAAATGTAGATCGATGACTCAAGCAGAAAAAAAGAAAGAGCGAAGGACAGCAGCAATAGCAGGAGCAATAGCTGGCGCAGGTGCAGGAGACATGATAGGAAGACAGTCAAAAATGAAACGAAAAACTAAAAATGCAATGCGAGTAGCTGGAGCTATTGCAGGTGGAGTTAGTGAATATAGAAAAGAAAAAAGAAGACAAAGAAAAATGAAATAATGGCTGACGTATTTGGATTATCTGATGTATCATCTCCAGACACAGGTAGAGGAAAAGTTCTTAAAACTGGAGGAACAAGAAGGAAATATAATATGAAAAAATCAAAAGGTAGTGCATCAGAAAGATTAATAGAGTGTATGAAAAAAGCTAAGACAAATGGCGATAGAAGACAATGTAAAGTTATGCATTCTATTAGAAGTAAAACAACAAGACAACAAGGTCTAAAATCAAGAGATAGTATTTTAGATAGAACACAAAAAAGAAAAAAGAGGTAAATTATGCCGGGTAAAGCAAAATGTAGTGTAGATTGGAAAAAGTTAGGATATAAGAGTATGCAAGATTGCATGAGTTATGGTTCTAAAAAAATTGGCAAAAAAATAAAAAAAGGTGGATCTATGCCATCTAGAATGATGAAATCTTCTTACTAATGGCTAAAAGAATTAAAGTAGATTTATTTAAAAACGATAAAGGATTAGGCGACACAGTTGGTAAAATTATACAAACTGTTAGTCGTGGTAAAATAAAGGAGTGTGGAGGATGCAAGAAAAGGAAAGATATGCTGAACAGATTAATCCCTTATCGGAACAGTACGACCAAGAGTTACGAGTAGATAATAACTTTGCTAGATTAGAAGGAAGTGAAGGTGGTTTAAGGTTAGATGTATTTGATCATGATGTTAATTCTGAAGTAGACTTTTCTGAAAGTGATTGTAGCTTATGTGAGTTACCAGAAAATGCTCAACAATACATTATAGAAGACATAGAGTACGAAGAATCTAATGCCTAAACAAACCTATAAGATAGAAGGGTTTCATGGTGGTATAAGTTCAGATACTGATCCTAGAGATATATCAGATATAGAATCTCCAGAATTAGTAGACGTTAAAATAAGTTCAGTAGGTAGAATAAAAACATTAGGATCTCTTTCTACAGAAACTATATCTTTTACTCAAAGCAGAAATTCAAATAGTGGATTATTTGTTATGGGTAGTGATAGAAAATTAGATGGTACTGAATCAGATGAGACATTAACATTTAATTATGATTCTGGTGGGAATAATATAGATGCTAGAGATAGCGATGGATGGGATGCATCTGTTATTTCATTTGCCGGAGCAGTAACTCCTGTTTATTATTCAGTAGATGGTGTTTTAAGAATAGGAGATTCTGCATTTGGTCAAAATAACAGATGGTTTGGATATATAAGCGATGTTAGGTTTGATGGTTTAAATGCAGATAGTGGTAGCATAGGTTGGTATGAAGCAGATCAAGATATTGCAACTCCAACAAAAGGTAAATGTTTAATATCAACACCTTCTAAAGTTTTTCCTGTTGAAAATGGAGTTAATGGAACTAATCAAGAATATCAATCTATTGCTGATTCAGTAACTGAAGCTAATCAAGTAGTAGAAGATGATTCTGTTAATTTAAGAGTTGGACTTCAAATAAAAGGACTTATATCAGGATTAGAAGACTCAAGAGATTGGAATTCTTATAATTGTACAACTTTAGAATTAACAGAAAACGATGCAAAGCCTTACAATTTTTTTGGAAAAAATTTTAATATTATTGGAACAGAATTAGGAAAATCTTCTAGCATTGATAATTTAAGTAAATATATGTCAAAATATAATCTTATATCTGACAAACATAATGTTGTACATCCTTTTTTTATTTCAGAAGGTAGAAATTTTGATGACTTTGAAGAAATATGTATTAAATGGGGATTGCAAGACACTTATGAAGATTACTCAGATATAATAGAACCTATATATTATACATGGAAATTTACTAAAGAAGATATTAAGCCTAATTGTTGGAATTTATTAGTTTTAAAACCATCAAATTTTATTACTGTATATGATCCAGATTTAAAATTAAATTTTGGAGAATTTTGGAATTATTGTAAAATTGAAGTTTCTAGAATAAGTGGAGATGAATCATTATCATCTAGAACAATAGATTATAAAATAAGCGCACCATTAAGAATAGAAGATCCGGGAATAAATGGATTTCCATCTGGAGATTATAATTTTTATTACACTTGGTTATATGACGATATTAAACAGGAATCATTACCATTTAAATTTAAAGATGTTGATACTAGTAAAACTTATTCTTCCCATCAAGGTGGTGATAGTACTACTGTTTATTCCCATAGCACTAGTTCATTTATAGTAGATGATTTAATAGGTAGAACATTAACTATAGCTGATTCAAATAATGTAACTACAAATGAAGAAGGTATTATAACAGACAATACTGCTAATACAATAACTGTTTATGATTTATTGGGAGCATCAACAGCATCAGTAAGTTTTTCTAATAATGATAGAATTATTGTTAGACCTTCAACTACTAATAGAGTTAACATAGTAGGAGGAAATGTTTTATTTAATTTTGATATTTATAATGTAGTAAAACCTTCTAATTCGTATGGAATTAATAAAAGAATTACAGGGTCAAGATTGTATTGGAAAATAAAAGATGAAGATAATTATTTTTTAATAGGAGAACAAGATTATGTAGAGTCTGGATTTAAATTTTTACCTTTTTCTGATACTTTTTCAAATGATATGAAAAATGCAACAGATACAAGTGATAATTATATACAGTATTCTGCTTTTGTTCAAGGCATTAAACCTGAATCAGCAAATACAATTGATACATATAGAAGTTTAAATGGATTTTCTGCTAATGTAAAGTCAATAAATGCACAATATAAAACTGCTGTTGTTCATGGAAGGAGATTATTTATAGGGAATATAAAACAAAATAATAAAAAATTCCCAGATAGAATAATAAAAAGTCAACCAAATAAATTTGATAGTTTTCCTGAAGGTGAAAATGAAATTGATGTAGCAATAAGAGATGGAGATTCTATTGTTAAATTAGAAGCTTTTGCAGATAGATTATTACAATATAAAAAAAATAGTTTATTTATTATAAATGTAGCAGCTAATGTAGAATTTTTAGAAGATGTTTACAGGAATAAAGGATGTTCTTTTAATTATCATGTAGTAAGAACAGATTATGGCATATGCTGGTTTAATATTCATGGAGTTTATTTTTTTGATGGAAAACAAGTTATTAATTTATTAGAAAAAAATGGAATAAGAATAATAAGTGAGTCTGATTGGGAAACATTTATTACTAAAGATGATGCAGATATGTCTGAATGTCATATAGGATATATTCCAAAAAGAAGGCAAGTTTTAATTAGTAACGAAGATCGTGATATTTTTATGTACGATTTTGTATTAAGATCATGGACAAAAGGAGATAATAAATTAGATGTACAATCTGGAACTGGAACAAACAGAACTAATTTAGCTTTAGATGGTAATCAAGATTTATTTTTTATTAATGGAGAATCAAATCTTATTCGTATTCAAAAATGGAATGACAATTCTTCTAGTAGTACTGGTTTTAAATACCTTACTAAAGATATTGATTTTGGTCAACCTGCTGTAAGAAAAAAAATACATAAAGTTTATATATCATATAAAGGAACAAGCAATGCAAATCTTACAATTGCTTATTCTGTTAATGGAGATAATAATACAACTTCTTTATTTTATAGAACAAATTCTAATGGTTCATCTGATAAAACAAATTCAGATACAACTCCTTTACATTCAAGTGTTGGAATTGATGATTGGGTAGCAGCTGAGCTTATACCAACGTCTTCTATTAATAATGTATATAGTTTTCAATTACATATTGGTGGAACTGCGGGAGCAGATTTTGAAATCAACGATATATCTATAATTTATAGATTAAAAAATGTTAAATAATGCCTAAGAATTTAGAAGAAAGAAGATTACTACATCAAAAAGGACAACAACCTACTTATGGTAATGGAGTTCCTAATAACGATGAAGGTATGGATGGAGACTTATCATATAGAAAAATTAATAATAAACATATTCAATTTTTAAAACAAGACGGAAGATGGAATGAAGTTGGTTCTTCTTCTTCTGTTCAAAGTAGTTCAAATGAATTTGAAAAAGGATTTATTGAAAGCGAGTTAGACTTTAGAAATTTATTGTATAAATATAGAGATACAATAATGAGTTGGAATTACAATTGGGTTGTTCATGGAATGTTTGGAGTAGATTTTGTAATAGATGGAAGTCTTAACTATATGCAGTTTACAACTGGTCTTACTACTCAAGGAGTAGGAGTTCCCGGAAGTGTTTTTTCTGTTCCAAGAGAGTGTTATTTAAGTAATATTAATTTTATACTTTCTGTTCCTCAAAATACCCTACCACATAATGTAAGCTGGGGATTTGATCTTAATGTTTTTGAAACTGATGTAATTAATGAATCAAATAGTTTTGGAAATGTTGTTTCAAATTATATGACTTTAGATTATCAAAATGGAGGTCAGGGAATTGTAAGGTTTGGAGCAACAATTATACCTGAAGGATCAAAAGCAATTGTTAATATTCCTGTAGGAGCTTACTTAAATACAGATAGAGGATATGCATTAGCAGTAGAACAAATACAAGATGCTGAATATCAAGGAACTGCTTGTTCAAAAGGAATTAGTTGGTCAGCATATTTTAAATCAACTTGATAACTAAATATATAAATAGTAAATTAAATAGTAAAAGTATATAATTTTATGGCTACATCAAAAAAAATAAAATCAGCAATTAGATCTAAAGGATTATCTGAAAGACAATTAATGGGTAATATAGCTGATATTAGAGAGTCTCTTTCTGAGGCAGATTATTCTTCAAAAATGTTTGATATTAAATCAAAACAATCTGGTCAATTATATGATGCAATATATTCTGGTCTTAATTTAGCAACTACAATAGCTGGTACTTTAGAACAAAGATCTGAGTTAAAATCAAATATAGAAACATTCAAAGAATCTTTAGGCGAAGGATCTGAACTTACAATTCAAAAAAAACCTTCTTTAATTGATGTTTTTAAAAAAGAATCTTCTTTATCTGATTATTTAAAAGGAGATCAATATTTAATAGGAGATAAAGCAATAGGAAGCAAATATGATGTATCTGCTTTAGGGTCTAAAATAAAATCAGAACAAACAGCTAAAGATTTATTAGAAAGAATGACAGGTAAAGATACAATGCCCTCTAATAATATAAATTTAGAATCTCCTAAAGTTGGTTCAATTACTGGAGGAGCATCTCAATTGCCACCTAAATTTATGCAATCTGAAGGAGGTGGATTAGAAACTCCAAAATCTGTTTTTAAACCTGAGATGCTTGTTATGTCGGATGAATATATGGAAAGTCAAGATATGGATATTGGAGAAAAAAGATCACCATCTAATTTTCTTACTGAATATACTCAAACTAGTAATACTCTTAGGTCTATGTTAGATCCTAATTATTACGAAAATTTACAACGACCATGAATAATAAATTAGCTAAAAAAGGCAGATTTGGAGATACTGAAATAATTAAAACTTCTAAAGGAAGTTTATGGCATGTTAATAAAGAAGAAAAAAAATTAATAGAAGACTATGGATATTTAGGAGAGCAAATAGTAGATACATTAGGTTCTGGAACTATTAATCCTGAAACTGGATTAGAAGAAAAATTTCCACCTTTAATGGCTGCTTTAGCCGCTATTAGTTTTGCAACTGGTTCAGCTCAATCTTATGGTCAAACAAGAGCAATGAGAGAACAAGGAAAATCTCAAGTAAATTATTTAGATGAATCTTTAGCATCTTTAAAAGAAGCTGAAAGTTCATTAGGTGAATCTTTAAGTTCAAGTTTATTATTACCAACATTAGAATCTCAAAGAACTTTAGATAAAACTCAAAAAGTTGGACAAAAATCTATAGAAAAAGCTTTAAAACAACAGACTAATTTATCTACTAAAACTGGTTTTGCTAATGTAAAATTAGATAAAACTTTAATACAAGATTTAAGATCTGATTATGAAACTAAATTAGAAGATGTTGATATTAGCCTTTCTAAAAATTTAAGCGATGTTTTATCTAATTTTGAGCAACAAAAATTTGAAATGCAATCACAAAGGCAACAATTGGAACAACAAAGAAAACTTGCACAACAACAAGCAAACACTAAATATTTTGGGATATTCAGATAATGTCAGCAGCTTTAGATTCTTTAAATAGTATATTAAAATACTCTCAAGCAAGAGAACAACAGAAAATAGACAGATCTTTATCTTTATTAGATCTTGGAACAAAATTAAAACAACAAGAATTAGATAGAAACGAAAGAAAACAAAGATTAGAATTTGATAGAAGAAGATTAGAACTAACTGAATCTGCTGAAAAAGAAAAAGCAGAAATAAGAAGTATAGAAAAAGAACGACTATTAGATCCAAAATCAGCTCCAAAAACTGAATTTCAAGAAGCTCAATTAGAAAAAGTTAAACTTGAACTTGATTTCCTTAAGGAAAAACAAGTAGAAAGTGAAACTGAAAAAATGTTTGCAGCTTTAAATAATGATGTAGCTAATACAGAAAAAATTTTATATGGAGGAATTAGAAGGACTAAATTAATACCTGAAAAAATATATAGTTATATAGAAAGCAATTGGGATGGAAAAGAAACAGATTTAAAAAAATCTATAAAAAGTTTTGCAGTGAATGATGTTGAAATAAAAGAAATAGAAAATTTTTTAAAAAGACCAGAAAGTCAACCTTTAATAAGCTCTTTAATGTACCTTGAAACAAGTAAAAAATCTGGTAGCGCAGATTATACTCCTTTTTTAAAAGCTTTTGATAATTTAAGTAGTGATTCGCAGATAGGTTATTTTTCAGGAGATAATAAAGAATTAAATCGAGATTATGATAAATACAAAAAATCCGTACAAGAGATTTTAGGAACTGGAGATTTTTATAAAGAAGAAGAAAATAAAATTAAAATAATAAAATCCCTTACAGATTTTTCTAGTAAAAAAGTAAACAAAGAATTTGATTCTCTTTTAAAAGAAATTGAGAAAAAACAAGAAGGAGCTGATCGAGATTCTTATTTTTCTATAGAAGAAAGAAGATTATTATTAAATGAAATAAATCCAGCAACAGGAAAACTTTTTACACCAGAAGAAGCAGGTTTGCGATAATATGGCTTTAACAAGAGAAGCTGAACAAGCTCTTTTAAGATTACAAAGGGAAAGAGAAAATGCCTTTAATAATCCTTCTGGAACTTTAAATGCTTTCCAAATAAATCAACCTCCAAAAAAAGAAGAAGAACTTTCTCGTAGAGAATTATTTGATAGAAGGCAAGAACAATTTAGATCTCTTAGAGAACAGGCATCTAAACCAACTGTACAACCTGAACCTGATGAAAATTTAGGAGCGTTAAGAAATTTAGGTAAAACACTATATGAGACAGGAGTAGCTGGAACGTATGAACTTGCAGAATCAGCTGGATTTGGAGCTCCCGGATTAATAGAAGCTGGTTTAGAAAGATTTACTGGTATAGACTTAGGTATACAAGAAACAGCTAGGGAATTTCAAGAAGAAAATACTTTAGCTAAAATAGCTGGAGGAGTTGGAACAGGTGCTGGTTATTTAGTAGGTGCGCCTGTTAAGTTAACTTCAAGAGCTTTAGGTGGGTTAGCAACTACTATTGGTAGTAGAGTTTTTGGTAAACAAACTACTAAGTCTGCTATAAAATCAATGACTCAATCAGCTAAAAAAGCTGGAAAACTTTCTAAAAAAGTACAAAAAGAAATTTCTGATGAAGTTGGAAATGTATTAAATAAAACTGTTTCTTCAGTAGGAATAAAAACTGGTTATGCTAGTAAAGCATTTGAAGGTTCTTTTAAAACAAATATAAATACTAGAATTAGAAGCTTACTTAATTCAGGACAAATTAATTCAAGGCAAGCAGATGCTATGAGAAAAATGGCTCAAACAGTTGCCGGAAAAGGTGTTCCAGTAAAAACCCTACAACAATTAGCAAAGCAAAAATTTGGAGAAGGAGCTAAGGGTAGATTTATGGGTGAGTTCCTTGAAGACGCACTTGTATTTTCTGTTGCTGATGGTGTGATGAGCATTACTCAACAAGGTCAACAAGTCTTAAGAGGAGATAAAGATGCATTGTCCTTTGGTAGCTTTAATCCTTTTAATGAAAATTTTTTAGAACTAGGCAGTGTATCAAGAGAAGTGGTATTTGGATTTGCCGGAGGAACAGTTATTAATGCTGTTGGAGTTGCCCCATTTAAACCTTTAAATAAATTAATGAAATCTAAAGTAGATTTTTATCAAGGCGTTAGAGCTGCTTTAGGTAGGAATAATTATAAAGGAAAAAGTTTAGATAAATTAGTTGAACAAGCTACAAACTTAGCAGAACAAAATAGATTTAATAGTAAATCTACTAGAATGAATTTTACTAAAGATGGAGAGAAATCAAATATAGATTTATTTAAATTTGGAAGAAGTAACGAAAGATTAACAAATAAAAAATTAGTTGAAAGACTTAGAGAAGAATTAGGAGATGATGCAGAAAAAGAATTAACTAAGTGGTTGATGTCTAATAAAAAACAATATGCTAAAGATATTATAAATGAATCAATAAAAGAAGGTTTTGAAAATTATAGATTATTGTTTCCTAGAATGGCTGTATCTGGTCTTGCTATGTCTGGAGTTCAATATACTCAAAACTATATAGATAGTGATGGTCAATATCAATTTGATCCTACAGATTTTGTATCTAGTTTTTTAATTGGTGGATTTACAATGAGAAGAGGTAATTTTGGTAAAATAGACATTGATACTAAAATTAATAAATTAAGAGAAGGATTAGATGCTCTTGGTATTAAGTCATCAAACACATTTCATTCTTCAAATTTATCAGGTGATAATGAAAGATTCGGAGTAGGAATTATTAGAGACAATCCTGAACTAACTAAATACTTAGAAGAAGAAGGTATTGTTAGTAATGATAGAGATGTTACTAATGATACAATGGCAGAAGGAGAAAAATCTTTTTATGATAATGAAAACATTGCTAGAAGAATTGATCCATATGGTGGAAGAATAAATGTTTTAAAAGGATTAATGGATGCAGATTATAATTATGTAAAAACTTTAGATCAGATTACAGATAAACAAGCATCTAAGATTATAAGTCTTTTAGATAGTCAAGGTTTTAAAACTGTTGAAGATATGGATAAAGCTTTGCAAGATAGAGTTAATGAAGCAACTCAAGGAATGGAAGAAAAATTAATAGGTGTTTTAAGGAGAGTTAATCAAGCAAATCATCCAGATATAAAAATTACAGAAAATAATAGTGGTGTTAAAATACCAGCAAACATGACAATTAGTAATGATTTATTAGAAAGAGCTAGTAAAGGTGAGTTTAAAGAGTGGTTAAATGGTAAAGATGGTATTGAAGCAGAAGAAGAATTATATAGTGCAACAAGAAGTTTAGAAACAGTAACAGCTGTTACAGAAGGTTTATCAATGGTTAGTTTTGATAAATCTCAATCTTCAAATAAAATAGAAGAAGCTACTACATTAAAATCAATTTACGATATTGTAAAAAATGAAGAAAATAATATAGACAATCAAATTTCTAATAAAGACGGAAGAGCTAGTTTTAAATTTACAGAATTAGATTCTTATATTGTACCTATGATGAGAAACATGGGAAAGAATGTAACTAAAAATATGATGAGTGCATTATCTGAAAAGAATATGGATGCTAGACTACAAAGTAGTTTTATTGACGCTGGGTTAATTGTTATGAAAGATAATAAACCATTATTAGTAAATGACTATAGTTCTATAAAAATGGATGATGATGCCAGTAAAATAGATTTAGGTAAAATACATGGTATTTTAAAAGCATTAGGTGAATTTGATGTTACTACTGACCCAAGTCCAAATATAATAGAAAAAACTCAAGTGTCTAGACTAAAAGAATCTTTAGGTAGATTAGGTGTAAAATTAGATTTAATTAATAGACCTAATATGGATTTTATGTATCAAATGATTTTAAATGATATTAATAAAATTAGGTTAAAAAATAATATAGTAGATCAATCAGATATAGATTTTATTATAAAACAATCTGGAAAATCTGCTTTCAGTATACCGGGAGTTTTAGATAATAAAGGTATCAGAAACTTTCAATTAAGAGAAGTATCTATACCTTCAGATCTTGAGTTGCAAAATAGATATAATAAAAAATTAAAAGATCTTAAAAAAGATACAGATGTAGTTAATGTAGTTGCTGATCCAGTTCAATTACAACCTGAAGATGCAAGAATATTAAGACAAGAATTTGAATCTATATACAATACAGATAGATCAAGAGATGATGCAGAATTAGATAAGTTATTTGATCTTATGTCAAATACTAAACTAAGTGGAACTAAGAATCAAATCATAGAATATATTAAAGACAGAGACTATCAAGCTAAAATAGATGTCTTGAATATGTTGCATAGACAAAAAATTATAAAAAGAAATGTAGATGGGAATCTTGAAATAATTAATAAAAATTTAACAATAGAAAATTTTGAAAGTATAAGTAAAGATATAGATAGATTAGGATATACTAGTGATGTTGTTGAAAATAGAATTAAACAAAAACAAGAAGATAATAGAAGTTACAATAAAGAAGCTAGTGATGTTATTAAAAATCCATCTTTAGGTATTGATCAATTTTTTTCAAGATATAAATTTAAACAAGGTGATCAAATTGTAAGTTATAATGATCAAAGTAATGAATCTAAAAAAGAATATTTTGATTCTTTATTATATGAAAAAAATCCTGATGCTTTAAAAGGTGAGTCAGTTCAAGAAAACTTTGTTATAACAGAAGAATCTATAAAGAGAATGGCAAAATCTGTTGTTTTTAATAATACTGAATTTTCAAAAATAACAAGTAAAAAAACAAAAGATAAAATTTTTCAAGACATTAGTCAAATAGCATTTGGATCTAAAGATAGAGTTTCTGTTAAAAAATTTAGCATAAGAAATAATTCTTTATCTAGAGATGAAAATAGAGAGATAATGCAAAATAACCCAGTCCATACTTATTTTAGATCACTAGGATTAGATTATGCAATATTTGATAATACCGTTACTTATACTGAGTTTAACCCTCAAGGAAATTTAGTAGAAAAAAGTTACAATATACTCGCTACTGAAAATATACCAACTAATTTAAGACAAACAATAAGAACAACTACAGAAAGAGTTGCTCAAACATTAAGGTCTAAAAATTTCGGACAAGAAGACGCACCTAACTTTGATCCAAATAATGTTGGTATTAAAAAACTAGATGTTTTTGATGGAATGGATAGCATTGCTATTTCTACAAATGATGTTCAAAAAATTGTAGATGATTTTGATAGATTTTATAAAGAGCATGTAAATAAAGTTACTGGTAGTACTAAAGAAGCTATGAAATTATTAAAAGAATATTTTGATAGTAAAGATAGTATTTATAAATACGATGAAGAGCAGATTGAACACGCAACTAGATTTTTAATATACGAAGTAGGATTTAAGAGTAAAGATAATGAATTATTTTATAAAATATTAAATGAAGATAATGCTGAAAATGTAGATAAATATATTAAAAGATTAAAATTAATTACTACTAAAAATTTTGTTAGACCTACAGAAGAATATTTAAAATCAATTAGAAGAGCTAGATCTGTTTTAATGGGTAAGAAAGATAAAGTAGTTGATTTAATAGATAAAAGATTGACTAAAAAAGGACACAATGTAGTTATTTGGGATGATGATACAGAATCTATGAGTCAAATTATACAAGACTTAAAAGCAGAATACCCTGAATATGCGGATGTAAGAATAGAAGATTCAATAGGCAAAGCACATTCTGAAGTATCAGGATTTGATAGTATATCTTATTTATCTAAAGAAGCAATGAATGAGTATCATGCTTACATGGGTCATAGTCCTGATTCTACAAACCCAATTAAACCAGTTATTTCATCTCAAGGCGAAGGGAAAACTCTTTTGTATGGTAAAACATTGTTTGTTTATTCCCCTGCTCTTGATGGTTTCTTTAAGAACAATCCAACAGTAGACATATTACTTACTAAATCTGGTGCAAAAGCATTTGATGGCGCAGGTGATCCGACTAAAAGAGAAGTTAATATGATTACTAATACTAGATGGGATGAATTAAATACAGGTCAATACTCTTCTTTAATCAAAACAATTGATATTAATGCATTGGGACTAAGACCTCAAAAAGATTCAGACTTATTGTCAGCAAGTATATCAGATGCTGATTTTAATTATATGAATGTTAAAGAACATGCTGAAGCATTTAAAGACGTTGAGGGTGAGTTAGGGGCAAACTTAGAAGAAATGTCAAAAATATTAAATGATCCTATAAGATTAAATGCTTTTATGAGACAAAAAATGCAAGAAGGAAATATACCCGAAGATTCTCAGGAAGGTTCATTAAAAAACTTAAGCAACTTAATGTATTATATGTCAATGAAAGAAACTGCTGATCCAAGAGATTATAGTTTAAATCAAGCGTATAAGTATTTAGCTCAAGAATATATTGATACTATCTTTTCTAAAAGAAGAGCATTTACAAATAGAATAAAAAGTGAGATAGATTCAGAAAGTGGTAGATATGGAGGGCAATCTGAACTTATTGTTTCTGGCAAAAGTCATGTAGGAAAAAACAAAACAAGACTTCTTCCTACTATTATTAATAAAAATGGTAAAATAGATATTAGAGGTCAACTAATGTTACCTCATGCAGAAAGAAATACATTTATAAGTGGATTAGGTACAAAGAAAATAAGAATAGTTCAAAATGATAAAATTTTAAAAATAGATGATTTTTTTAAAGAAGTTGATGATGTTATTGGATTATCAGATAATGAAAAAAATACAATAGAGCAATTTAAAGAAAATTTAGAAACAGAAATGACTTTAGGTGGAGCTCATGATATGATTCAAACAATAGCAGAATTAACAAATACAAGATATGAAATAGGTGTTATATCTAGGAGAAATCCAAGAACAAGACCTAATGATATTACACTATTAGGATTAAGGGGTTTCTTAGATAAATCTCAAGGATTAGGTGTTGAAATTAATAGTTTTGATATTGCGAATGTTTACGAAGGCGATTATGATGCAGACAAAGTTGATTACTTCTTTGCTCACGATGATTATATGTTTGATCATATAAATAGAAGTCAAGCTTATTTTGTTCAAGGAATTGATCCTTCAGACTCTCAAGGTAAATCTAATTTTACATTTGGAATGGATTCAAAGCAATCTCGTAACTCTGTATTATCTAAAATAGGCAGTTCAATATCTTATAAACAAGCAATAGGTATTGTTCAGAAAACACCAAGAAAAGTTAATTATATACAAAATTTAGGTAATAAAGATTATATGTTTGATTCTGATCAAGCAAATCAATGGGAAGATGAATTGAGAACTAATGAATTTACAAAAGAAAAGATCGGCCCTTCTCTGTTATATCAAAGTGGAGAGAATGAATATGTAACTGTTGATACAGAAACATTAGCTTATTTCCAAAGAGCTGCTTTTGAGACTCAATTATTTTTAGATGGGTCTGGTAGTCTTAATAAAGATATAGCAAGTGATATATATAATTGGGCAGATAAATTTTTATTTCCTAAAAATGAAAATTCATTAAAACCTAAAGAAGTAACTAAGAAACAATTAAGAGAAATAATAGAGAATGGTCAAACTGTTAATGGTAAAAGGGTAAGAATATTTAATAAGTACACATTAGATTCAGAAACTAATAAATATAAGACAACTAAAACCTTAAATGACGCAGATAAACTAATTATAAAAGAATTTTTAAATCAACATAATAAATTGTTAAACTCATTCGGAGATAAAAGTTATCAAGATGGATCTCCTAGAAAATCTACTTTTTACGATCTTTATAATGGTAGCGTAGCATATAGAGACTTTCATAAAAATATATATAAAGGCTTGTTTGGTAAGTTATTTTATAAGAAAAATACATTAAACAATAAAGATAAAAATTATTTAAATAATTTATTAAAAGAAGAAAGTGGTTCTTTTGAAATAATAAAAGACAATGTTCAAGATATATACGATGGACAAGGTGGAGGTTTCTTAGATAGGATGGCTGTTCAAATCGCTAAAAGTGATTTCATGGAAGGCAAAAAAGAAATGAACCTTAATGTAGAAACTATGAATCAAGTTGACACTTGGTTTTCAAGTATATTAGATGTTCCATTAAATGCTGAAGGAGATTTTAATGCAATACCTAATAGTGAATCAGATATATTTATTGGAGAAGTTACTCTTGAAATAGATAAATTTAGTAAAAAAGTAGTTGATGATACTCAAAAATTCAATTCATATATATCGACTATAAAAAGATTAGATAAGAAAAAAGAATTTATTAATAAAAGTTCTTATGGATGGAAGTGGAAAAAAAATAAAATAAATGCATTAGATTATGTAATAAATAAATTTCAAAATAAAGTTGAAAAAGATTTTCAAAAACAAATTAAAAACTTAGATCCGAAAAAATTAAATTATAAAAAATACATACCTATTGAGAATAGTAATTTGGTTAGATCTGTTATTCATAAAAATTCTTTAAATACATTATTAAAAGAAAAGTCGCAAGGTTATAAATACGATAGTTTTACAGAAACTTTAAAAGATGATGCTAGGGAAGATTTGCAAATTATAAAAGAATTTAATAGTAAAGTTTATGGTGGTAATACATTAATAGATGATATTATCCCAAATGGAAGCTCTACTATTATAAAAAATAAAAAAATGTTTGATTTTATTCAAAAACATAAAATTGATATTAGTAATGTATGGGAATTAAGACAAAAATATTTAGTAAGAAAAATAGAAGAACATGGACTTAATTTTTTATATGCATATATGGAGCCTATTAGAAATAGAGATGCTATAGGAGTTTTTAATAATAGACCTATCGCTATACCATATAAAGAATCTGCTAGATATACTCATGGCATTCAATTAATGGTAGCATTAGCCAGAGGAGATAAAAAAATATTGGCAGATATGCCAGAAGAAGCTGATGTACAATCTTCATTTTATTTTGATAATCAACTTAGGGAAATATTAGATCTTAACGAGCATTATAGAAGATTTTTTGAAAAGGATGTTGATTTGTTTGATCCAACTAATCCATTAATAGATAGAGCAAAGTTAATGAAAATGGATGCAAATATGGAAAAAAGATTAAAATCAAATGACGATTTTAGTTG